GGAACGGTAGCGCATGGGCTGTCGGCGCACTCTGGATCATGAAGACGACCGAGCTGTGGTCGGGCACGGCCCAGGGCTCCGGTCACGACTGGTACACGACGCCGACCGGAACGACCGGGCTCACGAATTCCATGAGCTTGTGGGCCAGCGGCGGCCTGGATATCGGAACAGGGACTGACCCAGGCGCTGGCGCCATTCTCGCGAGCAAATCCGTCAAGTCGAAGGATGCAACCGCGGGCATCGGCTACGCGACGGGCGCGGGCGGTACGGTCACTCAGGCGACAAATAAGGCAACTGGCGTAACCCTGAATACGGCTTGCGGCGCGATCACGATGAACAATGCCGCACTGGCGGCAGGCACCATTGTTTCGTTTGTTCTCACGAATTCAGCGATCTCCGCAGCCGATGTCCTGATTCTCAACCATATCTCGGCTGGTACTCCCGGCTCATATTCGCTCAACGCACGGGCCGCGGCGGGTTCGGCCACGATTGACGTGCGCAACAACACTGCTGGCTCTCTGGGAGAGGCGATCGTTATCCAGTTCGCCTTGATCAAGAGCGTGAACGCTTGAGGAACCCAGATGGCAACCTTCCAGATATCGCTATCAGGTTCGGCGGTTGCGAATGGGTCCAAAAACTGGACCTTGAGCGACGCCGATGTGCAGAAGCTCGTGACGTTCCTGATAGCAAAATACGGCGGTTCGGTCTCCATCACATCAACCCAGGCGCTTTCGCTCTGGACCCAGGATTTCGTCAACTCCACGGTATCTGATGTGAAGGCATATCAGTTGGCGACCACACCCATCGCTCCGATTGTCTTTACCTGATGCCGCTGCTTCAATGGGGCGAATGGAAGCCGGACGTCTCGGACTACCTCGGCAGCGCGTCGAAGCTTGTTCGCAATGTCCTGCCGCAGGGCGATGGTTACGCGCCGTTCCCGGCGAGCACGTCCTTTTCCAGCTCCTTGCCCTCGGCTTGTCGAGGCGCTTTCTACGCGTTGAAATCCGACGGTTCGGTGGTCATCTTCGCTGCGACCGCCGCCAAGCTCTACCGGATGAGCAACACGGATTATACGTGGGTTGACGATTCGAAGGGCGGCGGGACCTATACTGCTCCGACGTTCGGGTCACTCGCTGCGAACTGGCAGTTTGCACAGACGGGAGATCTGGTTTGGGCCACCCAAGCCAACACGGTTTTGCAAGTCTACAACCTGGCCTCGTCCTCTGCCTTCGCCGACGGTCTGGGCTCACCTCCGCAGGCGGCCTATATCAGCGTTGTCGGTCGCTTCCTGGTTCTGTCGGGGCTTCTCTCGACGCCCTACCGCATCCAGTGGTCGGGCCTCAACAGCTTCAATTCAGCGACAAGCTGGACCAGCGGGGTGAACTCGTCCGACTTCCAGGACTTCCCCGACGGCGGCGTGGTTCGCGGCGTTGCCGGTGGCGAGTTCGGCCTGATCTTCCAGGATCAGGCCATTCGTCGCATGTCCTATGTCGGCGGCGTGCTCATCTTCCAGATCGAGCGCATCACGCAGGATCTTGGGCTGTTCGCGCCCTACAGCATTGCTCGAGCTGGACAGACGATCTTCTTCTATTCCGGTAAGGGTTTCCACAAGATCGACCCCGGCGGATATCCGGTTCAGATCGGCCGGGAGAGAGTTGACCGGACGTTCTTTACGGACATCGACCGCGGCAATCTGCAACTGTTCATGTCCGCGTCCGATCCTAGAACGTCGCGCGTCTATTGGGCCTATAAGTCGAGCTCGGGTCTGGTCGGTCTTTACGACAAGATCATTGGCTTTGACTATCTGCTGGATCGCTGGTTCACCATCAGCATGTCGGGTGAGTTTTTGCTTGGTATTTCGCAGTCCGGCATCACGCTTGAAGCCCTGGATGCAATCAGCGCGTCGATCGACGCCATGACACTTTCGCTGGATGCTTACGCAACTGCGGTGCAGCCTGAAATCGCTCAGTTTGACAGCGCTCATAAGCTTGCGTTCTTCCGAGGAACGAACCTGGAGGCAACACTCCAGACCGCAGAGCAGGGCACGGACAGTGAGCGGGTGTTCATGAAGGGTTTCCGTCCCATCACGGACGCCGCGACGTTTTACGGCTCGGTGAGCTATCGTGAAACCGCTCAGGGAGCCTCTACGGCAGGTGATGAGGCCCTGATCAACTCCCGCACGGGGCGCTGCGACTTCCGCCGCTCGACACGATACGGGCGCTATGTGGGGCGCATTCCTGCCGGCACGACTTGGACCTTTACGGCCGGTGTCGAGCCGGATGTTATGACGGACGGCTCGCTATGACTGAGCCGTCGTACGTTCCCGGAACAGAAGAGAAGGACCCCCAAAAGGTCATCATGGCCTTGCAGTCGGCGGCCTCTAATATTTCAGAGGCTCAAGACGCGATCGACACGAATACCTCGAACATCGCGACCAATACTGCGACCATCGCCGCGAACATGGCGACGAACACGGCGGCAATTGCGGCCAATGCTGCGGCGATCTTGGCTCTGATCCCCGCGGGGACGCTGATGCTGTTCCAGCAGACCAGCGCGCCGACGGGATGGACGAAGCAGACCACGCACAACGACAAGGCGCTTCGTGTCGTATCGGGAACGGCGTCGAGTGGCGGGTCAAACTCGTTTTCAACCGTGATGGCGCAGACAGTAGTTGGCGGTACGGCACTGACCATCGCCCAGATGCCAGCGCACGTTCATGGGACCGTCATCAGTTCGAGCACTGGTTCGAGCACTTCAGCAGGCGTGATCACGAACGGAACGGCGGATACGTCCCTGCCTACGACCTCGAATGGCAGTGGCTCAACCCATAACCACACGATCACGATGTCCATGCAGTACGTGGACATCATCATCGCGAGCAAAAACTGATGCTGCCTGATCCCAAGGTTCGCTGTCCGGCGACCGGCTTCACCAAGACATGTCGGGCAATCGTCAGCAAGTACGACTGCCCGAAGTTCGTTCACATCATCGGCAAGAATCCCCAGAGCGACGAGCATATCGACCGATACGGCTGCTCGGACTCGTTCCTGCCGATGCTGTTGATTGAGAATTCGCAGCAGCAGCGCCAGACCGGGGCCGCGGTGGAGAGCTTCCGCAACGAGATGGTCCAGTTCAACGCTGTAGCACTGGCAGACACGAAGCTTTTACATGGTTGAACTGATTTGCGTCTCCCCGTTCGATGTCGAGAAGGTTTGGCCGCACGTCGAAGGGATGTTGCGGTCTGCCATTGAGCGAACGAACCTTGACGACTTCTCGGATATAGAAGCCGGGCTTTTCACGGGTTCATTGCTGCTATGGCTGGCGTGGAGCGGAGAGAAGATTGAAGCTTTGGCTGTAAGTCAACTCGTAAAATCCGGCGACGGCAAATCGTGCATCATCGTGGCTTGCTCCGGGCAGGATATGGAGCGCTGGTTACCTCTGGTCAGCGGGATCGAAAAGTACGCAGCGGACGAGGGCTGCTCGTCGATGCGCATCTACGGTCGTAAGGGCTGGGAGCGGGTGCTTAATGGCTACCGCGCCGAGCACGTTATTTTGGAGAAGCCGCTATGAGCATCCGGACGCTGCGGGACCAGGGAATGAAGGGTCTAACCATGCGCTACGAAGAAGGCGGCAAGGTCCAGGTCTTCATGATGGGCGACAAAGAGGTCCGGCTTGGACATGACGCCACTGACGAAGAGATCAAGGCCGCTTTCGAGGAGAAGAAATAATGGGCGTTATGCTGGCTGTCGAGATCGGCGCAAAATTTGGTCGATTGACCGTGGTATCGGAGGTTGATCGTCAGCAGAGAGGCAGCCGAATGGCTCGGCGTTTCCATCTCGTTTGCGAGTGCGGCAATGAAACCGACGCGTTTCTTTCGGACCTAGGCAGGAACACTAATTCTTGTGGGTGCACTCGAAGAGTGAGGTCCGTCGCATTGGGACTTGCGAGAGAAACGCACGGTGAATCAACTTTCCGGTCACCGGAATATAATAGCTGGCGCATGATGAAAGAGCGATGCCTTAACCCCAACAAGTCGAGTTACGAACGGTATGGCGGTCGCGGGATAAAAGTTTGCGCTGAATGGCTGCATAGTTTTGAAGCCTTCTTAGCTGATATGGGCCGCAAGCCAACCACCCATCATACCATCGATCGCTATCCTGATGTGAACGGCGATTACGAGCCGGACAATTGCCGTTGGGCGACGGCTAAAGAGCAGGCCAACAATAGGCGCCGTAGCGGACGGCTTCCTAAGCAGATGGAGATTCAACATGGGGGGTGAATCTAAGTCGTCCCAGACGCAGAGCAGCGTCACCGAGCCGTGGAAGCAAGCCCAGCCTGCCTTGCAAGGCATCCTGTCCCAGCTTCAGGGCAACCTCAACAACACCGGCCTGACCTCGAACGAAAATAGCGCGCTCGATACGCTGACCAAGAACGCGGGCACGGCCAGCCAGTTTGCGCCGCAGATCACGGGTTTGGCGTCAACGCTTCTCAACGGAGGCGGCGCGACGGACCAGGCCGGCAACGTCAACGCCAACTATCAGCGCTACGTCGATCAAACAAACCCGCTGGCGAGCAATACCAACTATGATCCTCGTAGCACGCCAGGCTTCAGCGACGCTCTGAATGCGCAGATTGCTGATATCACCAATAACACCAATGGCACCTTTGCGGCGGCGGGCCGCGACTTCTCTGGCGCCAATTCTCAGACGCTCGGCCGTGGCATAGCTCAGGGTATCGCTCCGACCATCGCGGCTCAGTACAATCAGAACGTCCAGAACCAGCAGGGCGCGGCCGGCAATCTCTACAACGCCGGCAACACCAATGCAGGCATTCTTTCCGGAATGCAGCAGCAGGATCTCACAAACAGAGGCCAGGGCGTCTCCGCAGCGAGTGCGGCAAACGATGCCCAGAACGCGGGCGCAAACGCGACACTGGCGGCAGAGGCAGCGCGGCGCGGTATCCCGGTTCAAGCGCTCGGGCTTCTCGCTCAGATCGGTATTCCGATTGCCGGCCTCGGTGGCACCTCGAACGGCACATCTACGGGTACGCAGCAGATGAGTGGAGCGCAGCAGTTCGCGACGATTGCTGGCGGCATCGGATCGTTGATGCCAAAAGCTCCGATCAAGTTCGGTTGAGGATCATCCATGGGCATTCTCGACTCTTTCTTTTCGCCGGCAACATATGGCGGCCAGGGGGGCGGCCTGATGGAGATGTTGCAAAACTCTCTCATGCAGCAGAACTCCTATCAGCCAGCCCCTGGCTTCCCGCCAATCGCAGGCGCTCCTCCGGCCGCGCCTCCGGAGTCATCGCCTATTGCTCCAGCAAATCCCATCGGCATCGGCGGCTACCAGATGCCGCGTATCGGAGATATGGCGCAGTTCACGCCAGACCCTGCGACCATCCCGCAGAATGCGCAGCCGGCCCAAGGTCAGCTCCCGCCCGTCGCGCCTCCCGAGAGCGCGGGTGGATTTGGCGCTGGCATCCAGGGCTTCTTCAACAATCTTCATACCGGGCCAATTGGGGCGCTTGCCGGGGCAGTCGGCGGCGCGGCAGGTCTCCAGAGTCCGGAAACCCAGGCCGCCAATCGTACCGCGCAGTATCTCGTCAAAAGTGGCATGGACCCGGCCTTGGCGAAGACGGTCGTTGCTGATCCTCACCTCTTGCGATCTGTCCTGCCCGGCGTGATGGGCATTGGCGGCCAGACCGATGACATCAAGGAATACCAGTTTGCCAAGAAGGAAGATCCGTCGCTGACCTTCTCCAAATTTATGCAACAGAAGAAGTCCGTGACTGGAGAATATTCCCTCACGCCGCAGTACGGTACGGACAAGGATGGCAACACGGTCCTGTTGCAGACCGGGAAAAGCGGCGAGGCCATCCAAACCAAGATCCCCGAGGGCATCAAGGTTTCGGCCGGCGTCGATAAGATCGATGCTGGAGACCACTGGATTCTATACGATAAAAGGGCCGGCTCTGTTGTCGGGACGCAGCCGAAGAATGTTGCTGAGAAGGCCTCCCAGGAGCAGCAGGGCGAGGCGCGCGGCAAAGCCATCGTTGCGCTCCCGACGGTCGTCAACACCACGCAGCAGTCGCTCGACCTCATTGATGAGATGATCAAGCATCCGGGGCGTGAGACCGCAACGGGCATGAGCGGGACGTTCGATCCTCGAAACTACTTGCCTGGCACCAGCGCGAAGGACTTCCAGGTTCGCGCGAAGCAGGTTGAAGGCCGCACGTTCCTGAGCGCGTTCGATCAACTCCGCGGTGCTGGCGCCATCACCGAGGCCGAAGGCGCCAAGGCAACCTCTGCCATTGCGCGGCTTGATCGCTCCCAGTCCGATAGCGAATACCTGTCAGCCCTCAAT